TAGCAGACCCTATACATCCATACAGAAACAAATCAACATCCCATTTCATTTTATCGTTGATAGGATCAAGAATTAAAAGAAGTGCGCCGCCGCAACAACCCATAATAGGATAGGAATAACCGCGAAATAAAACCTCAATAGTTATATATACACAAAACCCAACAAGAAAAAGAATTGTTTTTCGGAATAATTTTTTCATTTATCATTCGCTCGTTTCTGTGGAAGTTTGCTGATATAACAGTTTCAATACTTCTGACTGATAATCTGTGGGAATTTCTGTGCCATAAGTTATATCCATAATATCTTCGATTTCAGTCATAGAATTGATGTAATCTCTTAAAGAATTGAAATATGTAATCTGAAATGTTATCAGGTTTTCCATGGCGGCGTTAATCGCCTTGATATCATCGGCAGAAAAAATCTTACAACTTCCATTATCCCAGTGCCACGGTAAGAATGTTTCCCCGGCGACCGCTTTATCATTCAATTTTGAAATCATTGTTTGATCTGTCATTTCGAGACTAAAATGATAAGTGTTTCCGTCTGATAATTTGATATCAAACCCGCCGACAATAGTAGAATTGCAAGCGATACTCATTTCAGAAATCTTTGCATCTTTTACGTCAGAGATATCATTTTCCGTAATAAATCCATTGTCGTGAAGTTTTGAAATTACTGCACTTTTAATTTTTGCAGGAATATCAGAAATGTCTTTTTGAAAAGTTATAATAAGGTTTACCCATACTTCAATTAATTTATCCATATAAAAACCTCCTTAAATCAATGAACTAATTTCAACAATGCACTGTTTCAGTTCAGCATTTTCTTTCTTTAGTTTTGAAACGATTTCCTCATTTGTAAATGAAGTTAAATCTTCCCACTGCAAACCATAAGCCCAATATTTATCAAAGTTAGATTCGATATCTTCTTTAGAAACAGAATTTGGGTCAACTCTGAAAAAGATTTCGTCCGCGACTTGTCTATCGTAACTTTTATTTTCGCCATCAATTATTTCTTCTACTGTTTCTGTAGTTATATTTTTTCTCAAAACAACATCTGCATAGCTACCCACATTCATATAAAGTATTTGCTTTAATTTAATGTCTGTTGGCGCGTAAGTCTTGTAACATTCTCTCATAATATACACCTTTCGTTCCTAAAATTTCTAATTTTTTAACTAAGTCATTCTTATTTTTGGTTCTCATATCACGAGAAACAACCTCTTTACATTTATTCATACTTAAATCTATTTCAAGCATATTTCTCATTTTAATCGAATTCGTATTTTTTACCCATCCATTATAGCTAGTCATTTGAAAAGCATCTTTTCTTGAAATTCTAGTATGATTCTTGATTTTCTTTCTAACTTTATTTGCTTTCTTCCTGATTTTTTTATAAATGGATTTACGTATCGTAATATGATCCCTATATATTTTATATCCCATCATATCAATGAAGCATCCGTGAATTTTTCCATTTTTATCCACATATTGGACTTTATTAATACACCAGATTGGCTTTATCATTAATCCAAGATTGCTTTCAAAATATTCAATGACTTGTTTTACAGCTAATATAAGATACTTCTTATTTGAACTTGTCATTAAAATATCATCCATATAAAATAATTGATGAGAAATCATACGATATTTCTTTCCATTTGCCCTTGTAATGAATAATTCTTGATCCATATTGTGATAAGCATAAGATAGGTAATAATTACATAACCATTGAGACAAATGAGAACCAATCGAAAGACCACCTTTAACAAAGGTATCTATCAAAGTATCTAACAAATATAAAAGGTCATCGTTTTTTATATCTCTATGTAAAAATTGTTTTATCAGAGATTGTTTTATACTTGGATAACATTTCTTAACATCAAGTTTGACAAAATATTTTGTGCCTTTTATATCGTCTTTTAGCCATCTTGAGACTGTTTTCTTCCCATAACTTTGTCCCCTCTTTGGAATACTTGCACATTGATATTTTCCAATTTTATTTTGAAACATCTTCATACAAGCTTTTACTGCAACGTATTCGTAACATTGTTGCATCATGGATTCAACGCCAATTTCTCTTATCTTCCCCGAATTAGAATCATACCTTTCCATGAATCTGATTGGTTCTAATTTAATAGTCCTATCTGTTATATTTTTCTGGATTTCTTTTGCAATATGATTAATGAAAAAATCAAACTTTTCATTTCCGGATATCATAAGCATTTCTTTGACTTCTTTTTGAGGGATATTTTCATAACAAGAAATAAATTTTATAACTTTACGTTTGTTCCATTTCCCTCTTAAACATTCTCTAACGGCATCTTTGATATAATTAATGTCTTTGATTTCTACATCTTTACAGTATCTTCTCATAATTCCTCTTTTGCTTTATATCGAAAAACAACATTTGTATAATTCCTTATATTTTAAATTAACTCCGCTGTCTGGAGTTTCAAATGACTTTCGAGCATAACACCCTACTAGCCACGTTTTGAGACTAAAATTTTTCACATTCGTGATGGCAGATATTTCTATCTGTCCTTGCTCACTTTTCTTTATTTGTGACAAGGAGAGACACATAAACGAAATGACACCATAAAGATGCCTTATATACAGAAATCCGCGCGGAAATGTTCCAGTTAGCATTACCCAACCCATTGTTCAGATTGCGATTGAACAAACCCGCATTAGAACCATTGTCGAGATTGCCACCAAGAAGCACCTCAAAAGTGCCAGCCAAATTATTCATATAATTTCCGTCAGCGTAACCATTAGAGCTTGTAGCGGCCAACTCAGAAGCCATTCTTGCGCACGGATTGTTTGAATCAAAACCAAGTTTAGATACATATTTCCAGGCATTCGTTCCGCTAGGAATGTCATATTCAACTTTAACATAATTTGCCGTAGAAGTGTTTGCGCTAGTTGCAAGATTTGCACAATCGTAACAAATATAAACACTTCCTACCATATTTCCGTCAGAACCAGCTGTATTAATAAAAATAGCATTACCCATAACTTCATACTGTCCGTTGAACATTTCAACGCCAAAGAAAATATACGGATATTTGCCATTCGTATTATTTACAATAGAGCCGCAGGTGCCAAGAACATCATCACAAGCACCTGTATGCCACGGCATAGCAGAAATATACGTCAAGGTAGTCGTATCAAAACTGGTATCTACATCAACATAAACCGCATCGTATTCTGTTCCGTCAACCGTAACAGTTTCGATGTTTGTACAAAGAACACGGTTTGCGCAACTGTGCATATACGAATTACCTCGATCTTTAGAAGCAGACGAACTAGATAAAGTACCAATAGAAACTCGACTACCAACAATATAATTAGAACCTTGTCCTTTTGTTAAGAGAATACGTTTAACGCCTGTTTCAGCCTTCGCGCATACAGTTTGACTTGAGTAACTTGTACATCCTGTCATAATAGATTGAGAATTTCTTGTGGCAAACACGACCTGAAACAGTGTTTCGATTAAGAATCTGTCATTCATTGTAGTAGAGCAGTATTGAGTACCTTTTGTGTGGAAATTCGTCACATTCCAATTATAAGAAGCATTATTATAGAGCGCGATTTGACCGCTTACACTTGCCGGATTACCGTCACTATCTTTAGAAGCCATATACTTCGCAATCGGAATAAAAGAGCGGATTGTACCGTCTGTGCGAACAGCGCCTCCCATTGGGAAATAACCATCTCTTTCAGTGTCGGAAACAGAAATGGTTTCACCGTATGCATCAATATCAATCTTCACATAAGAAGTTCCAAACAATATATATGTATCATGTTCCGTCTTTGAGAATCCTTCTTCTCCCTCAAGATAAGTCACTACAAATTCGCCGTCTGTGCCAACGTAACCATTCACTGTAAGTCCGTTAAAAATAGCATATTCATCAAAATCGTTACGTGCGACACTAGAATCTGTAGATGCACGGGCTATCATTCCTTCAGCATCATATTTTCTAGTTCCAGTAGATACAGTAGAAATTGTGAAATCATTAAAAAACACACCAAATGTCTTTCCATTTTTCTTCGTGTTAAAATAATTCTGTACAACCTTTGTTTTTAAAGTCTCATCGTTGTTGATGACCATAAGGTTCGCAAGGATGATATCAACTTTTGATAAAACTTTGTCAAGAGTTGTTTTGTCTGCAACATATAATTTTCCCATTCTTTTTTAATCCTTTCCATCATCCAAATATAAAAGTCCGTTTTCTACAGCCAATGTATAAGTTATCTCATTGACTGGATCATAAACCTTGCAGAGTTTTCCTTCGACTTCGTTGATTTTATCAGAAAGAGTTTTCCCTTGATTTGCAGAAAGTGGGAAATCAACAGATGTACTTGTTAAATTGTCTATAACATCACTCTTTTTTACATAATCCTCTTTTATAGAGTCAATATCTGTCTGTTTTACATAATCAGTCAACTCAGTCTTTTTTGCATATATAGTTTCTGCGTCCGTTTGCTTTAAATACGTCTCAGCCAAATCATCAATTTCTGATTTGGTAGCATAATTATCATTTACATCCGTCTTTTTCGCATAAACATCAGATAACGCTTCAACTTCTGCTTTTGTAGAATAAGTTCCTTTTATATTTGTAATATCACTTTTTATAGTTGCGGAATCTTCTTCAATAACATTGACTTTTTCATTCAACGATGAAATTCCGCTTTTATTTTCCGTAATCTGCGTATTCATTGCCGCCGCACTGTCGGAGTGGGACGAAATCCAATCAGACACCTCTTTTAAAGTATCTAGGGATTCCGGCGCTTCGCCCACCACTTTCGCAATTTCGTCAGCTACAGTCTTTTTCACAGACCCATCCAGAGAAGAATCACCGTTTAATGTGGCGATTTTCTCCGTGTTTTCTCTGATTTTTGCCTTAATCTTCGTGTCGTATCTTTTTAATCCGGCTTCGTCCAAAAATGCTTTCGTTGCCACTACAGACACCTCCATCATTCAAAAAGCGAATCTATGAAAGTATCGCTGATAGCAACCGATTCAGGTTCAGAAGCACCAGATTCTTCCGTATACTTCGTCCATGAGCCGCTACCAGTCAAAACGTATTTCACACCATCCGTAGAACGTGCGACAGAACCTTGGCAACACGGATGTAAAATTTCATGTGCCGATTCACCGCTTTTCTCTATGGTCGGAAGATTAGCAATATCATCCTCTGTATCAATCGAAAAAATACAGTAGTTAGTTTCATGGTTTCTTGCCAGTAAACTTAAAGCCATTTATTTTACCTCGATTCTGCGATAACCGCTTTATTCGTCACTTGAGTCTTTTAGGTACAGAACGCCAGATTCAATGCCTAGCGTATATACTTCGCCAGTTTCATCATCTGTAATGGAATTCAGTCCGGCAGTTAAATTTGTTACCTGTGTGGCGGCGTTATTCGCAGCGGTAGCCGCAGTATTCGCAGCCTCCGCAGCTTGATTAGCAAGGGAAGTGGCAGAATTCATGTTCGTAGTGAATTCTTTCATTTCTGTCACATATCCATCAAGGACATTCGTCAACTCTTCGTATCTCTGGTTGTTCACGATTATGGGTAAGTTGAAGAACGTTGATTTCCCGTCCCCTTGCCGGATGTTAAAATATTTATCGCCAGAATCACTTGTAACAATTTCGACAGCGATTTCTCTTTCGTCAAGAATCAGAACACTTTCTGTTTCCTGATAGTCTGCTGTCGTTCCAGTGAGTAGCTTAATTGCAGCCATATTTATTTTATCCTCCTAGTTTCATTCACCAAGCAGTCTAATAGAAGGAGTTCCACCATCGAATTCAATTCCCGCATATCCAGTAGCACGACGCTGTGGTGTGTGGCAATCTATCTCAACAATGGTTCTTGCTCGTCTACACGGCACTTCACCGTCACACACAATCGTGCATGAACGATAAAGTTCCTCTGCTTTTTTAAAATAATCTTCAATGCTTGCCAGAATATCTTCCGAACTCGAAAGAAGAGAATTTTTGATTGTTTCATCTATTTCTTTCTGCTGTTCCGAAATCTGATCTGCATAGCTTTTCGCCTGTGTAGCAGAATTAGAAGCGTCAGAAGCAGAGCCAGAAGCAGCAGAAGCG